CAGCGTGCGCTGCGCCTGCTTCAGCGTCAGCGGCGCCACCCGCTCCTGCGGCGTCACCACGCCGATCACCGGCAAGAGCTCGGCATTGATGCCGCCCGCCCAGGCCGAGAGCCGCGTGAACCCCGACATCCGCGGATCCCCCGCAAGCGCCGCGCGCGCGATCGCCCGGAAACTCCCCCGCGCGCTCACGGGAAGATCCTCTCGAGCTCGCACAGCACGAAGGCCTCGGTGTCGGGCGAGGCGCTCGGCCGGATGTTGGTGATGGCGTAGACCCGACCGTTGCCCGGCTCGATCCGGTCGCCGCGGGCGAGTTCCGGGGCGAGGCCGCCGCGCAGCTGCCAGGTCGGGGCAAAGATGATCACCTCCCGCCCGTCGTCATCGACGGCGTCGGTCGGAGCCTCGCGGAACATCGACTGCACCAGGCGCGCAGGGCGGCCCGCCGCGGTATAGCGCACCCGGTCGCCGAAGAGCGCGTTGAGCGTATGCGCCATCCCGTCGAAGTAGGAGGTGGTCATCAGCGGATCACGCCGTCGAGCAGCACGCGGCCGGTGGCCGACCCGCCCGCGGCGAGCGCGGTGGCCGGGCCGACCAGCGCGTTGTCGGTGTCGATGGTGGTCATCAGCTTGGCCGTCGCATCCCAGTAGACCTTGGCGCCGATGGTCCAGGCCTCGGCCGCCACCTTCGGCAGGTCGAAGACGCCGCGCCGCACGAGCACGACCTCCTCGCCCGCGGCCGCGGCCCCTTGGGCGACACCGCGGATCGCGCCGACCGTGACAAACGCGCCGGACGACACGTCAGCGGGCGCGGGAAGGGTGATGTGCTCACCCGGGCTGTTCCAGTTCTTCATCTCGGATCCTCTCTGATCAGGGGGCAGGAATGACGAAGGGCGGCCGAAGCCGCCCTTTCGTCAGCTCGGTGCTGGCGCCGCTCAGACGCCGGGGTTCTTCCAGGCGCCGCGATGCTCGACCGCGGCCGCGCCGAAGATGTGACGCGCGTTCATCACCACGGCGTCGGGGTTCATCCCCTCGATCGTCTGCACCGTCGGCGCGGCATAGCCGTCGAGATAGGCATGGGCGATCGGCGGCAGATCGCCCGAGACCAGATACCAGGCGGTGTCCGAGCCGCCCGCGGCTGCGCCGAGGTTCGGCACCACGCCCGGGGTCAGCGTCGACTTGAACGGGTTCACCTTGCCGTCCTCGTTCGGCGTGGTGCCGGTCGCGAACTGCAGCGCCACCAGCTCGAGCGCGGGCGGCACGATCAGCCGGTCCGGCTCGACCTGCATGAAGTCGTCCTTGTCGGTCGAGCCGAAGGGGCGCTGTTCCCACATCGCCTTGCGCCCGGCCGAGACGCTGGCGATCGAGATCGCCGCCGCGGTGGCCGCGAGGTTGCCGTGATCGGCATGGAAGAGCGCCTTGCCGTCGGACTTCAGCTTCGCGTTCGCGCGGAAGAGCGACCAGACCATCGCGTTTTCCATGGTCCGCGCCGCCATCGCGAACTCGCCGGGGATCCGGCTGAAGGCGCCCATGTCGTCGTTCACCACGGCCTCGAAGGTCAGCCGGATCGTGCGGCCGCGCCGCTCGACCTTCAGCCCCTCGGCCTCGTCCGACAGGACCGCCTCCTCGTATTCGCCATTCTCGCGCACCCGCTTCAGCGCGAAGTCACCGCCGAAGCGCACCGCGTGCAGCTCGCGGAAATCGGTCGCGGTCTGCGCCGCCCCGGTGACCAGCTGCCACGAGGCCGCGCGGCGCTGATAGGCCGCCAGCAGATTGCGGTTCATCACCTCGGTGGTGATATAGGCGAAGTCGCTGACGCCATAGGCGCCGCCCATCATCGTGGTCGAGGCCATGCCGCGCTTGATCGCGTCGATGTCATTGTAGCCGCGGGCGGGCCCGGCCAGCTCCATCGCCATGTGCCGCAGACGCATGCCGCGGAACATCGTGGCCGGCCCTTCCGCCTGCCCCATCAGCGCGCCGATCATCCCTTCCATCCGGGTCTCGGTCTCGTCGCGGCCGATCCGCGCGGCGGGGGCGGCGCTGCGACCGGCAGGCTCGTTCGCCGCCATCGTCGCGAGGATGCGCGAACCGGCATCGGCCACGGTCACGCCGGCGTCGATCAGCGCGTCGAGATCGGTCTGCATCAGCCGCCCGGCGGTGACATGCGGTGCCGCCATCTCGCGGATCGCCCGCACCCGGGCGCGCTCCTGCGCGATGCCCTCGGCCGCCCCGCCCGGCGCGGCCATGGTGGCGGGCGCCGGCGGGGTCTGCGGCGGCGTGGCGGGGGCCGCCGTGGTGGCGGTGGTCTGGGTCTGGGTGCTCATCTCGGGTTCCTTGTGCTGGGTGCCGTCCTCGACGGCGGGGGAGTGACCGGGCCGCGGGGCCCGCTCAGGTTTGGGGGCCGCCGCAAGCCGCGCCTGCAGCTTGTGGCGCGCGCTCATGTAGGCGGTCTGGACCGTCGCCAGCGTGGCCGGCACGGCCTGTGCGGGGCCGGCCGGGGCGACGGCCGCGCCGGTTCCTTCCTCGGCGATCCCGTCGGCAAAGCCGTTCGCGATCGCCGCCTCGGGGCCGAACCAGGTCTCGGCCTTCATGATCTCGCGGCACTCGGCCGCGGACTTGCCCGAGGCCGCCGCATAGACCGCGGCATAGGTGTTGGCGGTCAGGCCGAGCTGGTCGGCCGCGCGGCGCGCCTCGGCCTCGTTGCCCCAGATCGCGCCCGAGGGGTCATGGATCATCAGATGCGAGCCCGCCGACATCAGCCGTTCCGCCCCGGCCATGAAGATCAGCGAGGCGGCCGAGGCGGCGATGCCCTCGACCACGATCCGGCAGCCGCCCGGGTGGCCCGCCAGCATCGCGCGGATCTGCTCGCCCGCATCGACATGGCCGCCGGGCGAATTGAGGCGCACCGTCACCCGGCCTTCGCCCAGGGTGGCGAGCGCCTGGCGCACCATGCCCGGCGCGAAGAACACGTCCTCGTCCCACATCCAGCCGACCCAGTCGTCGAGCAGCACGTCGCCGCTCAGGATCAGCTCTCCGCCCACGATCAGGTCATTGCCCGTCCGCATCGGTGTCGTCCTCCTTCTTCGGGGCCTCTGCCGCCGGTTTGAGATTGCTGTCGCGTGCCGCCGGCGCGGAAAGGCCGGCGGTTCTGTCCGCCTCGGCGTCCTGCTTGCGCTCGGCGCGGATGCGCTCGGGGTCGCGGCCGAGCTCGCGCTGCGCGCCCTGGCGGCTCGCAAGCCCCGCGTCGATCTCCTCGACCATCGCCGGGATCTCTTTCGTCGGGTCGACCATGATCCGCCGCGGCGGCGTCCAGTCGATGGTGAAGTCGAGCCCCTGGTGCCCGGCAAGGGCGAGCCCCTCGCGGAACCACCGTTCCATGCCGCGGCCGAACTGCATGATCATCAGCCCGCGCTGCCACATCCGCACCAGCCGGTCGAGCTCGTTGCGCCCCATCCGCGCGCTCGAGAAGTTCACCTGCCGCAGGTTGCCGGTCAGCGACTCGAAGGTGATGCCGAGCCCGACCGCGATCGTGCGCAGCCCCCAGGTCATGAACTCGTCGTAGCCCTCGATCGAGGGCGGATTGACCGGCACCGCGTCGGCGCCGTCGGGCAGGCTGACGATCGCCCCCGGCGCGAGCTGGTCGAGCCCCGCGCCGCTGTCGGCCGGCCGCAGCGCCCCGCCCGTCCACTTCAGCATCACCGCCATCAGCGACGAGATCTTCTGCTTCAGGATCTGCGCCTCCTGGTAATCCGCGATCTCGCCAAGCGTCATCATCACCGGCGCGAGCCACGGCACCCCGCGCAGCTGGCCCGCGCGCTCGAAGCGGCGGATGTGGATCACGTCCGACCAGTGCACCCGGCTCGACTGCAGCGGCTTGCGCGTCAGCACCGCACCGGGGTGCTCGTTGTAGAGGTGATAGGCCTCGATCGCGCCGGTCGGGCCGTATTCCACCCCCTCGATCACCGGGTTCTCGCCCCAGGACGAGACCGTGGTGTCGAGGCAATCGACCTCCAGCAGCTCGACCTGATAGGGCAAGGGCAGATGCCGGCCATAGGCCCCGCGCCGCCAGCGCCGGCGCAAGAGCACCTCGCCATCGGCGAAGACCGTCGACATGCAGATCTGCTGCATCTCGAGGAGGTCATACTCGCCGAGCGCGTCGATCTCGGTGCTCAGCAGGTGGCGCTGCAGCAGCTCCTCGACCGTCGCCTTGGCGTTCTCGCCCGCGGTGCGGATCGAGGGCACGATCCCCTCGCCCACCACATTCGCCACCACCACGTCGCGCGCCCGCGTCGCATAGGCGCGGTTGCGGATCATGTCGCGGCTGAGCTGGCGCAGCCGGGCGCGCGAGCCGAAGGCCGCCGCATCCGCCGCCGTCGCCGGCGCCTTCCAGTCATAGGTGCGCCGCCCGCGCGAGGCGGCGTCATAGTTCATCAGGTTCGCCGTCTGCACCCGCGCCGCGACGCGCTGCAGGGCCAGTTGCGGCGCGAAGAAGCCGATCGTCCGGTCGAGGAGGTTCATCACAGCCCCCGCGTCGTGCGGGCATAGCCCACCGAGCACCCGGGCGCCGCGCCGGTGCCGGTGAGCTCGGCCTCGATCATCCGCAGCGTCTCCTTCATCTCGGCAAGCGAGCGGAAGGTCAGTTCCTCGCCATTGACCCGGGCGTGCGACACGCCCTTCGCGATCGCCGCCCGCAGCCGGTCGGCGTCCTCCTGTGTGAAAGCCATGGGTCCTACCGTCTCCGCAGGAAGTTGATGGATTGCGGCAGGGCCGCCGTCTCGGGGGTGGCCCGTGCGCTGCCGGCGTCGTTCGGCCGCGCGAGCGGCACCGCGTTTGCGTTCAAGAGCCCCGCCACGCACCAGTCGGGCGGCGCCTCCCAGTTCACCCGGGCAAGGCCCAGATGCTCGGCGAGCGCCAGCGCCTGCACCGAATGGTCGAGCGTCTCGTTGCGCTGCACCCCGGGCTTCTTCTCCCAGCCCTTCTCGCAGCGCTGCTCGGCCAGAAGTTCGGCGAGGTGCTCGGTCTCCATCCAGGCCGCGACATGCTTGGCGTTGATCCGGGTGCCTTCGCGTGCTAGCGCCGCCAGGACCGAGTCCTTGAGCCGGTCGACCGCCATGTTCAAAAGCCGGATGCCGCGCGCCTTGCGCCCGCCCGAGGCCCGCTCGGGCGCCTCGTGCCAGACCCGGTCGGCCTGCCGGAAGCCGGGCCGCCCGATCGACAGGTAGAAGCGCCCGCCCTGCCCGGCCCGGGCCCGCTTGCGCCAGAACTTCTCGGCATTGTCGGACCAGCCCGCCGGGCCGTTGAAGTCGATCACCACGCCCACCGGCCGCAGCCCCCAGTCCTGCCCCTCGACCGGATAGACGCGGTCCTGAAGCTCGGCCAGAACCTCGGCGTCCTCGGCATAGCGCCCCGGATCGACCGCGCGATACTTGCCGTCATCGCCCGTCGCCCGCGGCGCCGCGTCCGGCGGCTGGTGGATCGCGAAGCGGTCGATGATGATCCGCTCGCCATCCTCGCCGAAGGCCACGACCGAGACCTCGAAGCGGTTGCCCTGCACGTCGACGCAGGTCACCACGAACCGCGCCCATCCCGGCGCGATCCCCTTGTCGAGCGGCCGCGCCCGGGCGCGCAGCACATCCACCGTCAGCGCGTTCTCGTCTTCCGTCTTCGGCCGCCGGTAGGGCATGCCGAGGTCGGTGTAGAACACGCCGGCCAGGTCGATATCGTCGCCCGAGATCGCGAAGGCGCGCCGCGCGCTCTCGTAGCGCTGCACGAGCTCGGACCAGTTCACGAAGGCCGCCGCGACGCCGTTCAGCGCATAGCTCGCATAGGCCGTGTGGCGCAGCTCCGGGTCGTCGATGCGGACGAGGCGGCGCCGGCCGTCCGCGTCGAAGGTCCGCGCCTCGTGCAGCCAGCCACCGCGCCCCTGCATCGCGCGGCGGTTCAGCTCCACCTTCTGGCGGTGGCTGATCATGCAGCCGCAGTGCGGACAGACCATCTGCGCCCGCGTCCCGGCCTCGCCGGGGTCGAGCTCCTCGGGATAGTCGAGCCGCTCGAAGGTCGGCTCGAAGAGCTCCGCGCAGTCCGGGCATTCCCAGTACCAGCGCCCGCGCGTGCCCTCGTTGTAGAGCTTGACGATGCCGCCCGTCACCTCGGGCATCCGGTGCGGCTCGAGCGCCGCGACCGGCGCGGGTTTGGTGTCATCGACCGGGAAGGCCGGCGTGCTTTCGACGACGACGCAACCGCGGCTCATGAAGGTGCGGATGCGCATCATCGCCATGCCGAAGGGCGTGTTCTCGGGCGCGTCCTTCGGCCCGAGGCGCTGCGGCATGTGATCGTAATCGGTCAGCAGCACCATGCGCTGCGAGCGCGAGGACAGCTGGTTCGCGACCGGGTAGCCGATCGCGAGGCGGACGCCGCGGAAGCGCTTGCGGCTGAAGGTGCTGTCGTCGCGCGCCCGGCCGAGCCGTTCGAGGAGCGGCGGGCTGTTCTCGATCGCCGGATCGAGCTTCTCCTCGACCCAGGCGTCGGCGTCGGTCTTGGTCATGTGGATCAGCTGCACCGGCCCCGGCGCGCAGGTCACTGCATGGGCGGCGACCGACAGCAGCATCTGGCTCTTGCCGCTCTGCGCCGGCCCGGTGAAGATCACCG